GATAGCCAACCATCTTGCCGACAGACTGAATGATCGTCTGTAACGTCAAGTAGTTGTTGGTTTGATAAGTTGACATATCCGAATTCCTTACTCTGCTGTGACCGCTTTCTTGACTGGCTTGGTGGCCAGTTCAGTGATGCGCTGGTTCATCTGGCTCATCTGTTCCTGCATCGCGGCGATCTGGTTCTCTTTGTCCTCGAGAGCCTGCTGCATCTGCAAAATCGGAGCGTTGCCCGCGGCCATTTGCAGGTAGGCGTTTGCCTTCTGCTTGTCGCCGTTGAAGCCCATAATTGCCTGGGCAGCGCTTGAGCCATCAGACGCACCAGCGAGCTGCTCTGCGGTCGTGATGTGGAAAAATCTGTACTCCTCGGCTTTGGCCGGGGACATGAAAGGCAGTGACGTCAATGGCGTGCCTGCCTGCTGGTCTTCCTTGCCGGCCGCGTATGCCGCCCACTGGCGAGAAAACCGGCGCTTATCGAGTTCGCGAGATTTGCGGTCAATCACGCTGTGCTTATCACCAGGCACCATGATCTCCACAAAATCCACCTGCTCATGAATTGGGCGACCGGCATCACGCGACTTAGCCGCGTTCATTACTGGACGCGAGTAGAAGCGAACGTGCAGCTTTGTGTCGTGCTGAAAACGACCGTCGTCTTCAGCTCGCACACCGCCACCGAGCGCGTCATTGCGCCGGAACGGGTCGCTCAGTAGGTCATCAAGTCTTACTTCTCGTTGGGTGGTATTCATCGGTTTTTCTCCTTATGTTTTAAAAGGGGGCTGTTACGCCCCCGTCGTGCCACTGCTTTAAATTGGTACTACTTCCGTTGGGTTTTTAACCGTCAGGTTGAATGCTGTGCCGCCAATGCGTGAATCTGCAATTGCATCGCCGGTTGATGCATCAGGCGCTGGGTAGCCAATGCCTGTAGACAAAGCGCCCGTTGCCTGCGATGCCGTTGCGTCGTAAACAAAGTTCGCAAGGGACGAAGAGAATGTTGCTGCCATTTCGTATCTCCAAAAAACGCACAGCCTGCCGCGGTTACCCGAAGAAGGCTGTGCAAAGGATGCTCACCACCTCGGAGAGCTATCTTGTTTAGGGTGCAGTCGTGTCGAACATGCGACCCTGGAATTGCGCACCGGAGCAAGTCAAGTTGCCAGCCCAAGCCAAGATCTGAACTTCTGCATCCTGGTTGATCGAGTAACGACGATCAGGTGACAACGGAACCATGTTGCGGTCGCGGTGAGGGCGCCATGACAAGTACTTGGTGTTCAAGAAGAACGCCGTCTTTGCAGGAGCTGCACCACCGATACCACCGTCCAGAACAACATCAGCGTCCATAAACTTGATCGAAGGGAAGCCAAGGTTGGCCTCTGCAGGATTAGTAAAGCGCTGCTGTGGCTGCAACGAACCCATGTAGAGAGCCCACATGACGTTATCCACAACGATCAGGTCAGGACGATCACTGCCGCGAACCAGGTTGGCCCACACAGCGTTCATGTAAGTCTGGATGTTGCTCGAGGAAATTGCCGCGCCGCCGTCAACGTTTGCGTCAAACGCGTAGTTGCGCCAGAAGGCCCAAGTTGCACGGTTGATGCCGCCGTATGTGCCGGTTGTAGGATCGGTCGCAACAGCTGCGTCCAAGCCTGTGACTTCCTTGCCGCCATTGCCTGTGCCGTCGGAGTAGATAGCGGTGGACAGCTGGTTGGCCATTGTCGATTCAGCGACGTTGATGCGTGCTTCCATCAAGTCGATCATCTGCTCGCGTCCAGCGTTCTGCAGCTGCTCAAGGCCGCTGATCACGACAGGCACTGCGAACTGCTTGATCTGGTACTCGGCAGCGCTGATGACATCAGCAGCGGCAACGGGCAACAGGTCGTAGCCAGAATAAAAGCCGGCGTTGGGGTTCTCTGCGAAAGAGAGTTCCTCGAGGATCACGTTACCGCCCGAGAATGTGCGGATTTTGCCGCGCTGGCTCAGACGGGAAAGGATGGCGTTGTTCTTGGTCACGTTGTCGGCGATTTGCCGAGTACGCGACTGGATGGTGGTCGCGACGATGTCGCTGACGTTAGGAAAACTCATTTTGGACTCCTGAAAGGAAAGACAAAAAGGGTGAGCGAAATGCTCGTTCTCTTTGGCTGTCGTTTTGCTGGAGTCCGTCGCGGGTGGCTCTGTCGAGTCCTGCGTTGCGGTGGCTCACTTTTTAGACAACCGCTTGCACTGCACTCGCCAATGGATGGCCCTTAAAGGGTTCGCTGTGGCATGTTGACTTTATAACATTGCGTTATGTTAGAAACAACGCAGAGGGAAAAACCCTCTGCACTGATTAGCCGCGACCGCTTCCTGCGAAGGCATTTTCTAGCGCCGACCTAAGATCGCCAGAACTAGAGACACCAGACCCAGCGGACGGAGCTCCTGAGACGGAGACGGCTGCTGAGCGTGCTCGCTGGGCGACTTGGTTTCTGCTTTGCGCCGCGGTTGCCTGATCACGCTTGGAAAGTATTTTTCCGATTGATGGGTGGGCTCGTGTGGCTCGCTCATATGCTTCCTCAATACTCATTTCACGCCCGCGCTTTGCTGCGAGCTCGATTAAGTCGGCCATGTCATCTTTAACGTCCATCGCAAACTCTTGGTTTGCCAGGAAGTTGCCAACTTCGTTGCCGGCTTGCGCCTGCATCTGCTGCTCTTGTGCCTGCTGCATTTGCTGGAATTGGTTCATGAACTGCTTGACAGGAGCAATCTCTTGCTCGAGCTGACGGCGCATGGCCACTTCACGAGGATCTTGCTGGGGCGTCTGACCAACGAGTGCCTGGTCGAGCGCCTCAATGAAGCCTGGTCCAAAGCGACCGACACCGAACTGCTGCACCAGCTGAGTCACCAGGCCAGCAATCTCTGGCGCAGTGCCTGTGCGCAGTCGCGCAGCTGTACCCATCAGGTTATCGATGGCTTGAAGTGGATTGCTATTCTCGGCCTTGATGAACATCTCATACGGGGCAATCGTTTTCATGACCGCGTCAGAGAATCGACGTGCCTCGGATGTTTCCTGCATGGCACGGGCAAACTCACCCTCGCGCCGTGCAATCTCTCCGCGCACTTCTGCCGGCAGTGACTGCCAGTGTTGGCGCGTCTCAGGCTTCCATGACTGAGGAGCTCGCTCCTCGCGGGCGACCTTTGGCTCAGACTTGGGACCAGGCTGGATGCCTTCCTCGGCCTTCTTAGCAAACTTGCCGACCTCGTCGCGCAAGCGACTCTCCTGGGAAGTTTCCTCCCCAGGTGCCGCTGTCTCACTCTCCTGTGCCGTTGCCGGCGCAGGTTCACTGCTCACCGTTTGGGACGGTTCAGGGGTCGATTCAATGGGCGACGATTCGATCTGCGTCGAGTCTTTTGACTCGATCGCGTCTTCTAAGCTCTCGCGTAGTGAGGTGGTTTCTTCCATAGGATTCTCCTTGTTGTGAACTGCAAATTACTGAGCCGGGCTGAGTGGCTCGTTTTCCTCACCAGTTCCCAGGCCAACACCTGCGCCAACACCCATCAAGGGCTTCTTGCCGCGTAGGAAGTCAGCTAGGACCTGGCTGTAGGTTTCATTGCGCTTGCCGGCCGTGTCGATGATGCGATCCTCGACGGCCTGCATAAACGTGCGCGGGGCCGAGCGCAGACCCGCATCGGAGCCCGAGCCGTACCAGGCATTTGCCTGGGCCTCTGCTGGGGCCATGCCGCGCTTCTTTGCAATGCCTCGGTACAAATCCTCAAAAGCACCGTATTCGGCGCCCTGAGGCGCTGCTTCCCAGAATCCTGGGCGCTGCAGTGCGTCGGCCATCGTGATCTCGCCCTTCTCAAACATCTCACGCGGGCGAAGGATGGAAATCTCGCCCGTCTTGGCGTTCTGCTCGCGCAGCTCGCGTGCAAGCCAGCGCGGGTCTTTGGTCGCCATGATCGGGCCGCGCATCGCCATCACATCAACCGTGACGGGTTCGAGGTTGCCGGTGAGGTTCTCATTAAAACGACCAAGCTTCTTGCTGGTGTCCAGGCCTTCGCCGCCTGCGATCTTGTAGGCGTTTTCGATGATCTGCTTTTGCGCCATCGAGCCGTAGCCTGGCGGCAGCTTGTACTCTGGCGCGTCAGGTGTAAGTAAGCCTTGCTTGTCTGCCACCCAGGTGGCCGAGCCGCGTTTGATCTGACCAGGCACAGGGCTGCGCTGCGATGCGCTCGAGAGGTGCTGCATCATGCGCGTGAATTCCTCAGGCGTTTGCCCGGCATCCATCGCGGCCTCGTACAGCGGCTTGGTGCCATACCACTCGCGCATGCCCATCGCATCACCGCGCAAGATGTTGCGCTCGATGGCACGACGCGCTGACGGGTCTTCGAGCAAGTCTGCAGTGCGCTCGTTGTAGACGGGCTCGCCGTTCTTCATGCGGGGGTTCTGGCGATCGGGCAAAAACTGATCAGCCTCAATGTATGGCGAGTCGGTCTTTGGCAATACCTTTAGGTCTTCCGTTTTGTTGACGATGATGCCCTTGCCGCCTGCCCGCTTCGACTCTTTGATCGCCGCGTCAGCCTGCTCGATTGCCGAGCGCACCGACGTCAGGCCTTTCGTGCCTGGTGCAACGGCAAAGTTAGGCGCGACGGGTGACAGCGCATTGGCAAGCGGCCCAGTGCCTTCCATCATTGCTCTGTTGATCTGCTCGGCGCCTGCTCTTGCAAGAGGCTTGGCGCCGGCTTTCAGCAGTTGGCCTGCGCCGATTGCATCCATGCCCAGGAAACCCATGTCGATGGTTTCGGGCTTAAGCCTGGTCGTCCAGCCCTTGCCGGTTGTCATCGGCATGTCGTAGGCCAGGTTCTCAAACCCTTCAGGCGACTTGCCAAGCAGAATCTCACCAGCGCCCATACCGCCGAGCAGAGGCACGGCCTCTGGCACTCGCGCCTTGTCTGCAAACTCACGCGTGCTGCGCAATGCCTCTGCAAGCTTGAGCGCCCAGTCCCGCTTGACCGGTGTTGCGCGGATTTCTGCTTCTGCCATCAATAACCCCTGAGCTTGGCAATGGCGTTGGCAATGTCTTTCTTGGACACTGTGCCGCCACTGCGTTGATAGTTCTCCCGCGCCTCTTTGGCTCGGGACCATTCGCCCTTGAAATCGTCGGTGGTGGTAAGGCCTGTGGCTCGCATGTAGGCTTTGTGCTTACTGCGGCTCGATATGTCGGCGCCGTCTGACGCTCTTAAATTTTCGTAATGCCGATCGCCCCACAGCGCAGCGTCACCCGTGCGCGAGTCTGGCTGGTGATCAGCTGTGACCTCGATGAGCTCGAGCGTCTCAGGGTCTTGAATGAATCGCCTGCGCGTCATTTTTTCTTCCCTTCCATCTTCTCTTCTTTCTCTTCTGGCTTGCCCTTTTTGCTCATAGCCTTGGGCAAAATGCCGGCGTGGTACTCGCCCATCTCGTCGCCTTCTTCGTCAATCTCTTGCTGCACAAAGCGACCGAGCTTGGCGGGGTCGCGCAGCGCCTTGATGAGGGCATCCTGCATTGCGTTTCGAGGGGCGGGCAGTTTCATTTTTTCGTCCATTTACATCTCCATCAAGATGGCCTCGAGGTCATCGTCATCGGTGTCTACGATTTGTGGTCCTTGTCTCATCATCTCGATGATCCTGGCCACCGCGGGATCCATCGGGGGCGCCATCGGCACGAAGTACGGATCGAGCTCAATCTCTGGCTCGACATACTCGGGCTCGGGCTCAATCTCCCAGTCACGCTTGTAGAAGAACTGAGGCGCCCATCCGCCGCCTGGCTTAGGCGCGGCCAGTGGACCCTTGATATTGCCGCGCACCTTGTCGCGGTTTTCCTTGATCGCGCCAAAGAGCTGGATCGTGATGCCGACCACAGCATCGACCTGGTCAGGGTTCTCGGTGATGTTTCCAAATACTGGGTAAATCAACGAGACCGTGCCGTCAGCTTCGTCGCCGTTCTCGGTGATGTCGCCACTAAGCGGGATCACCTGCTCGAGCTCACCCACCACAATGTCTTGGCCTTCGGTGATGTCGCCTGTGATCAGGTTCACCACAGAGACCGTGCCGGTCGCCGCATCTGGGCTTTCGGTAATTGCACCGAATACGCCCTGATTGGAGATCACCTGACCATCGGCTGTGTCAGCAGACTCAGTAATTGAGCCCGACACATGGTTGATGGTAGTGATCGCACCAACAACTACATCGGGATTTTCAGTGACTAATCCACCGGCCGGGTTAATGACGGCAATGCCACCATTCGTAATGTCCGAGCCTTCTGTGATGGCGCCCTCAATGGTGACGTAGCTCCAGCGAGCTTCGTCCCATAGGCCTACATCCCATTTACTCGGTTGAGCCATGACTTACGGGTTGCCTTCAGTAATCGTCAGGCTTGTGATGTCCAGCGTCATGCCGGTGGTGAGGTTGTCCTCGGTCAGGCGAATCTCGCCCGTGCCACCAACCTGAGAGGCCGTGAAGTCAGCCACCCAGCCGCCACCGCTTGCGGTGATTCGCGCCCAGGTACATTGGCCATCAGCGACAACCGTCGTGTTGGATGGATCAGTAAACGTGAGCACGCCGCTAGTCACGCTTCCGCATGGGGTGGCCAGGTTGAACTCAGCGAGCAACGTCGTAATCGCGCCACCGCCCGCGGGTTTGGTGCCGCTGTAAAGGGATAGTTTTCCGCCGTTTGAGGCATCGCGAACGACAAACATGCGGTCAGTGCGAACTGTTGTGTTGTAGTCAGGCATTTGGTACTCCTATTGGTGCGCCTTGCGGCATTGGTTGTAGACCGCCAGGCATCGGTGCTTGTGGTGGCATACCTTGCGCAGGCATCGGTGGCATCTGTGAAGGCATACCTGGCTGCATCTGAGGCGGCTGGGGCGGCATTGGAGCCACGCCCACCACCTTGCCCATCTGGTCGCGCACGACGCGCTTGGGGGCGCTTATGGTGGCTGTGAGAGCATCGATCTTTTGAGCCAGTGCGGCCACGCTGTTTGGACCGGCCGACATCGTGTTGGCAAGACCGCCGTCGATGATCATCTCGGCTGGGATCGGCAGGGGTTGACCGATCATGGCCATCTTCTCGACTGCATCGGCGATGTCCTTCAGAGCACCAGCACGCTTTTCCATCGCAGCGGCTTGAGTCTCTGCGAGCTCGGCCTCTTTCTGCGGGTTAGGCTCTTTGGGTTTCTTCTGGTCTTGCTCGAGCGATGCAATCGCCTGGTCGAGTACGCCTTCGATCTGCGCAGAGGCCTTGAACGCGGCCATACCCCACTGGATCATGCGCAAGAGGAACGGAGCCGCACCAGGCATCGCCTGCGCCATCGGGGTGGCCGCATTTAGGAACGCGCCCAGTCCGTTTAAGAACTCCATGCGGCTCGCGCGTTCGCCTGCCCAGTCCATTGCAGCCATCGTCTCGGACTGCACGACAACCCGGTAGCGGTTTATGGCCGTGTCTTTCAGGAGCATCGCGGCCTGGGGCGCCATTTGCGCATCCGGCGTGTACTGCACATTCGAGCGCATGACGATCGTCTCTGGCTGGAAGTGCTTCATGATGATTTCAGATTTCACGCGCAGCGCCGACTGGATGAAGGCAGCGACCTCAAACTGCTTGAGCTGCAGACGCGTTGATCCAAACTGCGCCTTGATCTGCTGGGCCGCGGCCGTCTCGCTTGCCTTACTGGCTCCGCGCATGATGTCGGAGATGCCAAGCACCTCGTAGATTTGCTGGACTTTGTCAGAGCGGTAAATGCGCAGCTTCTCGATCGCGTTTGTGATCGCATCGATTGGCACCCAGTCGATCTTGCCTTTGACGCCGCCGCTCTCAGCAAACATCGCCCAGTTGTCCACTGGGATGAGTTGATTCTCTGCGGTCTGCTGGAAGATGCGACCGACGCTGTCGCCCGCGCTCTTGTCGTAGGCGCCCACTACCTTGGCCGCTTTCGTCAGGTACTTGATGCGGGTGTTCAGTTCATCGAGCTCAGTGAACTGGTCTTGCGCCATGATGTAATCGGCACGCGGCACGAGTGCTGCCGTTGTCAGGTTCGACATCAACGGCTGGCCGCATGGGAAGAAGTTCTCAAGCTGCAGGGGATCGGGGCGCTCATCGAGCAGCTGATCCATACCTTTGCTAAACCAGTACGCGTACTTGCTGGTCTTGCACCAAATTTCCCAAACCTCGGCCTTCTGCCAGGGGTCGTTCTTCTGTTCGCCGCCCGTACCCTTCTTGGCCTTCTGGCTCTGGAGCGGTACCTTCTTGCCGATCTCTTCACCGAATCGTGTGATGAGCTGGTCGCGGGTCATGTAGACGCGCCGCGCCACCCATCTGACTTCTTCCCAGACGCGAGCCGGGCTGTAAAGAAAATCCTCGGGGCTGACCCAGTCCGTGAGTGCGTCTTCAGAAAGAAGGCGCTCGTAGCTCTGCTCAGGCACGAGCTCGTTGCCCATCTCATCGAATTCGGCCGGGATGACTTCCGTTGTAGTGTCCGCGTCGTAGCGGTTCCACATCTGGCCCATGCCCACAATCAGAAAGTCCTGAATCGCGTGCCGTGCATTCGCATCAAAGGGTGAGCCGTCTTGCTCGATCTCGTTATTCAGGATTCGCTCGAGCATTTCGCTCGCGACTCGTCCGATGTCGTCGTTGGGGTCCTTGTAAAGCCGGGATACGTCTGCCTTGGGTGGCCGGGCATAGATCGTGGCCAAGATCACTTGGATCGTTGACCAGAAAATGTTGACCCGTGACTCGCCCTCTTCGTTGGCGTCGCGCTTGTCTAGGTATCTGCGGTTGATGCGCTTGGCATCTTTGAGAAACTTCTCGAGCTCTTTGCTCGCAGCCTCAATCTCGGTCTGCCACAGGCGCTGTTTGCCCCCTGGCTCATCACCGAATTGACTTGCTGTTTCGATCTTGTCGTTGTCTGCCATTAGGTATCCCTTGCGCCGTCAGCCGATACGCGTGCTTTGAACGGGGCCGCAATCCCAAATGTCATCCAAAGAAAATGCGTAATGAGCCCCTTTTGCCTCCTGTGGTTTTAACCCGACCGTTGGGTTATCGTCAACGCGTCGGGAAATTCGCTTCGCCGCGAGCGCCAAGTATCTGAAGGCATCTGACGCGTGGCTGTGCTGGTCGTGTTTGGGTCTGCTTCTGTACATCTGGTTGCGCTCATCCCACTCCCTTGAATAGCCTCTGAGATGTTCGATGCCGTCGTAGCACTTGGTCTGGTCGAAGTAGCAGGTGGGCAGCGTGAGCCTGGCCGCTTCGATGCCGTCGAGGACACTCAACTCAGGCACCAGGCGTGGCGTAATGCCGGCCGCAAGGAACTGCTCGATCATCGATTTGCCGGTCTGCAGGCTCCTTGCTCTCGCGTCGTGCGGAAGCCAAACCTGGCCGACGTTTCCTAAGCTCCGAATCCAATCGATGTAGTGGTTGATCGGTCGGCTGTCGGCCTCGTAAAAATCTACGATGCGCGTGCCATCAGGCGCGTCTTGCCACACCCACCAGCTGCAGCTGTCGGTGAAGCCCAAGTCGCCAACCACATGCACGGGGAGATCGGGGTCTCTTGCGAGCTCTATGATGCGGTTCTCTTCGTAGGCTTTATCGATGTCTTTTGCGTAGAACGCACCAGGGATCGCGGCCGCAAAGTCACACTCAAATTCGACGCGGTACGCGTCCTCGGTCATTGCCGCTTTCGCGTCTGCGAGTTCTTGGCTGTCGAGAATTCCTGTTCTTGATGCCGGCAGCTCGAGCAGCAGGTGGCTGCTGGGATTCATCCGGGCTTCTTCGCGGATGTTCCAAAAAAAGTTGCGCCCAGCCGGAGTCCCCGCAAATATTGCCCAGCCCTTTCTGTCGCTCAAGGCCGGTCTCAAGACGGAATACCAAGTTGAGGGTCTGATCTGGCCGGTTTCGTCTAGCACCACCGCATCGAGGTACAAACCTCGCAGGCTGTCGGGGTTGTCCGCGCCGCCCACGAAGATCGTACTTTCGTCGCCGCGATTGTTGTGGATCGTGATCTTGAGCTCGGTCTCGTTGGGCTTCTTGGTCTGCACATCTTTCGTGAGCAGCTTCAGATACTCCCAAGCGACCTTCTTCGCTTGCTCTCTGAATGGTGCGAGGTACGCAACCTGTGGCCGCGGATGCTGGGTCTCTAAGGCTGCGAGCACGAGCTCGACGCACATGGCCACCGTTTTTCCGGCTCTACGGTGGGCGACGACGACTGACCATCTTTCTTTGCGGTTGTGCAGCGGGAGAAAGCACTCGCGTGGCTGGTATTCCTGAAGCTTCAAACGGGTGCCTTCGCGCCGAAGTCTTGCTGGCGCTGGTGAATGATTTCTTTTTGCTGTTTTGTCAGCTTAGGCAGGCTGCACCAGGCAAGGTAGTGGTGCGCCGTACTCGGAGTGATGGACGCAAAGACCGCCACGCCGCTTGGATTCAAGGCCATGAGTTTTCTGCCCATCGGGGCGCTCTTCATGTCGAGACTCCAGCTCACTTCTTCTGCGGTGACGGGTGGGGTGGTCATAGTGTTGCGTTTTGTGAAACGCTTTTCTTGGGGTATTGGCTGTGGGTGGGGGGAGTCCCAGTCCCAGCAAGCCACCCCGCCTGCCGATCGATGGGGGGGTGGGGGTCGGAGCCAGGCCCACGCACGCCCACGCACATCAGGATGGAGAGCAGAGCCTCGGGGCTCATGCCTTACCCTTTGATGGCCGGCCTCTCGCGGCCTTGGTGCTGACCTGTTCGACAGGCACTGCCGCCGCCGACACTAGGTCTTCGGATTGAATATCCGTAGGCAACCGCGCCGCCGCTTGATCTCCGAGCGTTTGTGTAGTTGGTGTGATGTCGATGACGTCGCCGCCGATCTTGCGACCAGTCAGCCAGCCGAGATCGATCTTCACCGGCCCGCCGCCTTCGCCTGTGATCTCGATCGGTATCACCCTGCTGACGACCGCCGCATATATCTTGCGATCCTCGATGCCGCCGCGGGCTCGCTCTATGAGCCAACCGGCCAGGCCGTCAGGGTGACAGTTGCCAGGCTCGATCGACTCCATCACCGCCTGGCGGATCGTGCGCGTGACCTTGTTGGGGACGCCTTTCGGCCGGCCACCCTCGCCTGGCTTGAACAGATTTGGGTTCGATTTGCGCTTGTCTACCCTTTCCACGGCGCTCACTGCCTCTTGCATTGCAATCCCACCCCAATTTTTAGATTACTTCATTCTCCCTACACCTTGCATTTAAATCAACGCATGGGAAAAGCTTCTAACCACCAGCCAAACCGACCAACCGACCAAACCGGGACATCAGAGCGGGACACGGACACTGTATATATACAGATGTCCCGTTTGTCCCGCCCTTCTCGGTTGTCTGCGGGACATTTTTGTCCCGTTTGTCCCGCTTGTCCCGCTCATTTGTCCCGCTCATGTCCCGCTCACATCTGGGTTCAACTGAGCCATATATCCCATCCAAGCACGCCCAAAAGCTCTCCTTTTGGTGTCCATGTCGCCCTTATGCAGCTTGTAGTACTCGACTCGCACATCCTCTTTGTCGCCTGTTCCTGATGCCAAGATGGCCGCTTGAAGCATGCCCATGTTCTTGGTGACTGCGGTCTTCTGTTGCGGCACTTCATCGGTTGTCTCGACTACGCAGCTCGTCAGGCGCTCGTGATCCTCGGCATCTGAGTCGAAGTTGCTCATTGGTCCCAGGTCGATCGTCTTGAGCTTGAAGTTGTACAGGTCGTAATAGTCTCGGCCTTCCTTCTGCTTCTCGACTCTGAAGGTTCTGATGTCGTCCTGCCTGACGATGCTGATCTCGGCGTCCATTGCACCTTTGAGTGAGCTGTGGCCTCTTGATCCCTTTGTGTCGTCTTTGCCTGAGTGGTGAATAAACATCACGGCACACTGGAAGGCATCCTCGATCTTCTTGGCATTCGCAATGACTGCGCCCATGTCTTCTGATGCGTTCTCGTTGCCGCCAGGCATCACTCGGTTCAGCGTATCCACGATCACCATCGCGAGCTCTTCGCCCACGCTGTTTGTGACTAGGTCGATCGTGGCCAAGAGGTCGTCCATGTCCTGGTGTGGGTCGAGCATGTTCACGGCACGCTGCATGATCAAGAGGTTGTCAAGCTCATCTCCCTTGATGTTGTGCTCTTGGATGTAAGCCATCGTCCTGGCCGTCAGATCACCCTCGGCCGCAATGATCAATACCAGACCCTTCTTTACGCGCTTGCCCTGGTACTTGTGGCCTCTGGCTATCGCCGCTCCAATATCGAACGCGGCGAAGGACTTGCCTGAGCCTGGTGCGCCCCACATGACAACCAGCCCACGCTTGGGGATGACATCCAGCACGCGCCAACCGACGCGCTGCTCACGCATCAGGTCAGCTGCGCGTAAGAACTTGAACCTCGAGCGCTTCTCTTCTGCCTTGATCTCTTGCTTCTCTTGGCTTTTCTGGATCAGCGCACTGTGATCAACGTCTGGGACCTTGGACTGCTCCCCTCTGACTTGGGCATGCTCAAGGCCAAGGGCATCCATGAATAGGTGCTGTGGCCGCTCCCTGCAGTGGTCATGCAGGCAAGTGAAGTTGCCAAAGTCAAAGCCGTTGAATTTCGGCAGCGTGTAGACGGTCGCGGTGTCCGACTCTGATGGGCCTGAATGCTCATCCGCGCACGGGCAATGCACGCCATATCTGCCGCTGCCAAGGTCGCGCTTAACCATGCCGCGGGCGGTGAGCTCACGCAGCACAGGATCGGTGCTACTGATCTGGGCGATGTTTTTGGATTTGCTCGCGCCGTCTTTGATCTCCGGGGCGTGCTCAAGCATGGCATCGACATCGACAGGCTCGCCATCGAATATGAAATCTGTGGACTCAATCATCGGCGTAAAGACTGGCTGCTCGCCGCGGTAGACGCTGGTGTCGAACTTGATGCCGGAGATGTAGCGCTCGATGTTGGCTTGCACAGCCATGCAAACACGCACGCGCTCATCTCTAGTCATCTCTCTGGATGCCTCTAGGATGGCTCGCGCTCTTGGTGCTTGTGGAGTGTGGCTCGCTGTGGTGTATCCAAAGCCTGCGTACTGCGCCAGGTGCATGCGCAGGTCTGGAAATACCTCTTGAGGGATGCCATCGAAGTCAAACGGCAGAAAGCGACAGACGTCTACGCTGTCTTTAGATCTGTGGCCATCAGTGAATGCTGCGCTGATGTAAGCAAACCCTTTGATGGCCGAGCGGGTGGTGAGTACGACGTCTTTAAACTCTTGGAAGTCTGCAGCCAAGCGCTGTTTGGGGCGTGCATCGAAGCGATTAACTCCGAGTGAATATTTGATCGACAAGTCTTGTTCTATTTCTGGCAAAGCGGACATGCGTCCTCTCCTTTTGAGTGAGCTCTCCATAAGCAAGGACGGCGGTCGGCTGAAGGTGGAGAGGGATACCACTCAGTGCATGATCAGTGCGTGAGCGCCGACCGCCGTTGCTATTTTCTTATCATATTGAGATAATCACAACGTCACGGGAAAATTAAAGACCTGCAAGGTCGCGCACGCTTAATTTAATTTTTCTCTTACGAGCCGTTGCAATGAGAGTTGGCCAGTACTTCTGTGGAACGCGCCCATTGGTGCCTTTGTTCTCTTTGTCATAGCCCCAGCGGGTGATCGTTGACTTCGACACTGAAAGAATTCTTGAGACTTCTGAGTTTGAGCCGAAAGCCGCAATGATGATTTGGGCAGGTGATCTTGTTTCTCTCTTTGGCATGATTTTCTTGAATAGTTGTTAATATCTCAATAGGATAGTAAAATCCCTAGTCCGAGTCCACATACGGGAATGTGAGCATCAACACAAACACAATCATGAACACAAAACAGAAAAAAGAATTCAACAAACCTTGGTTTGTTCAACGGCTCGCCGCGATTCAGATGTCGCAGCGCAAGCTGGCTAAATTGCTTGGCCTTGATCCTACTGCGATCACGTTAACCTTCAGAGGTGAAAGAAGGATCACGACCAAAGAAGTACACACAATCGCAAACCTGTTCAATGTGTCAGTGGCTGAAGTGATGCGCCAGGCGGGCTTTGATGTCTCTGACGATGTGCATAAGGTCAAAATCAAAGGCTACATTGGCGACAAGTCGCATGTGACGCTCTTTGATAAGCCGCCGCTTGATTGGGCCGCAGCTCCAGCCGACGTTCCAACCGATTCTTTTTGCTTGCAAGTGCGCCAGGCTGGCTCAAGCAATGACGGCTGGCTGATCTTTGTATCTGGCGAAAAAACAACAGCTGAGAGCCTCATAGACCGTCCAGCTTTAGTTGAACTTGAGGACGGCACTCAAATGACCTGCCTTATCCGCCGCGGTTACAAGGCAGGAACGTCTAATCTCTATTCACTTCACGGCACAGCCGAGCTCCATGAAAACCAAAAGGTTGCATGGGCCAGCCCAGTGCTGTGGATACGTCCAAATTAAATTTATATACCTTTAGTTGTTTTTTTATATATCTGTTGTTATAATCTCAACACGCTATCAAATCTTAGGAGATGCGACATGAGAGAAAACAACAACTGGGCCTACTTACCAGACTACTCATCACAGAATCACACCCTTAAGTTCTCCAGGCAATCGCGCAATCGTGATGTCTACCACTCCATCAAAGACGACGAAAAAATCCCTCCGAGTGCATATCTTGGCGGGATCGTTTGTGTTTTTGGGCTTGGAGTGTTGTTTTTAACTGGACACGTTGCTGGATTCTAAACACCTAAAACTTGTACTTTTAATAACTATAAATCTTTACTGCCCTTTACTTTATAAGCAGCTGCGGTCAAGACCTCGGCTTAAACAAACAATTAAACACAAAAATTTGGACAACACAAAATGACTTTAGAAGATTTATCGGTAGAGCTTTTGACTATCAAGAAATTAGAAGCAGAAGCAAAGACAAAAAGACTTGCGCTTGAAAGGCAGCTTTTAGATTTATTGAAAGATGACCAAGGTACTGGGTTTCAAATTAACAGCGGCTATACATACGAAGCAGATCCGGCCTCGTTGATGATGGCCACCATGAGCTGGCCTGCCGAATTGCAACCTGCTTACCTATCACCAAAGATTGACGAAGGTCGCTTAAACAAAATTCGATGTGAGATGCCTGATCTTTGGAAACAAATCATTCAAGAGGTCGAGATCAAGTACAAGCCGACAAGCGTTTCTTTGCTGATTGATTTGGAATGAAATGTTTTAAGAAAAAAAGAAAGTCATAACAACGAAAACAAAGACAGACAAAAAAATAACGCGGAGGTTTGATGGTCTTACGTTCTACGCCAGACGATGTACTGGCTTGCTTGGCAACCAATGGCATAGACGAAGATGGGATCTTTGCGCATGAATGGCTAAGGATGATCGAGCACCATGATTTATGTGAGCTCGTAGTCTTGATCTGCAAACACCGAAAAGATCAGTCGTTTGCGCCATTGGTTGATTTTTTAACTGCGTGCATTGAAGCCGAACAGGGAGATCTGACATGAGCTATGAACACATAATCGAACTAGAAAACAAAGAAGCTCAAGATGTGCTCGATGTTTTGCATGTTGAAGGTGTGCGAGGCCTCATGGAAGAGCTGCGCATCTATCACTGGCCAGGCCATCACGAAGTAGTAGAAGACGAGAAGCTTTTAATTTTTGGACCGCACGATGTTTTGTACGACGACGGTCCATACCTAGCATGGGTCAATCACGACATCTTGGTCGTGGGCCTGGCATACAAACTACTCCATTGAGGAACACAAAATGAAACCACTATTTACCACCTTATGCGCCCTGGCTCTGGCCTCGGTCACGATCACCGCCGTCGCCCAGTCCTGCAGCACCTACTACGACCAACGCACCGGCAAGTACTGCAAAGTCTGCCACCGGCCAGATGGTCAGGTCTCTACAGTCGTTTGTTATTAACTATGGTGTAGAGATCATGTCAACACTTAACGAATTAACCAATGAATGGATGAGTGCCAAAGCTGACGAGCGCCTGGCCAACATTCGACGCATCACGATCGAGGAGCAGATCCTCAAGCTTTGCGAGCATAAGGAAGAAGGCTCGCTCACGACCGACATCGGTGACGGTATCAAGATCACCACGACCGGCAAAGTCACCTACAAGGCTGATCTCTGCAAGCTTGATGAGCTTACCGAGGGCTGGCCCGAAGAGATGAAGCCCGTAAAGGTGGCTCTCAAGCTTGACGAGACGGTGCTTAAAAAGATTCGTAAAGACAACCCAGCGCTGTGGAAAACCCTCGCACGCGCCGTGGAAGTAAAGCCCGCCAAGACTGGCGTTTCAATTTCAATCGAGGAATAGCAATGGCATTCGACCTTTCAAGCATTGGCAAGACCAAGCGCATGCAAGCGCCTAAGATCTTGCTCACTGGCGAGCCTAAGATTGGCAAGTCAACTTTTGCGGCTATGGCACCCAACGCCATCGGCATCCAAACTGAAGATGGACTGAGCGGCATTGACGCCCAAGCCTTCCCTTTAGCCACCTCTCTTGACGACGTTTATGCCGTAATTGGCACTTTATTGAACGAAGAGCACGATTTTCAGTCCGTCTTCGTCGATTCGCTCGACTGGATGGAGCCCCTCATTAACGCCCATGTCTGCAAAGCCAACGGCTGGAAGGACATCGAGACACCAGGATTTGGCAAAGGCTATGTGGCCGCAGCTGCCGAGTGGCGCACGCTGCTCGATGGCCTGGAGGCACTACGCCAGCAGCGCGGCATGGCGATCATCCTGATCTGCCACGTTAAGCAGCAGCGCATTGAGTCACCCACACATGAAGGCTATGACGCCTGGGTGCTCAAGCTTCACAACCGAGCATCAGCGCTAGTCGAGGAGTGGGCCGATATTGTGGGCTTTGCAGCTCACCGCATCACGCTCAAGAAGACCGACGCCGGGTTTGGCAACAAGGAAACCAAGGCGCTTAAAACCAACGAACGCATGCTTCACCTCGAGACGCATCCTGCGTACCCGAGCGGTAATCGATTTGGTCTGCAAGACTGCCCATTGTCGTGGGACGCATTTGCAGATCAACTTTCAGCGCAACAAAGCGCATAACTTCACACAAAGGAAACACGAAATGGCAAAGCTTGGATTTAACTACAGCGGTGACACCGAAGAACTCAACAGCAACGACTTCGACCGCAGCCCGCTGCCCGAAGGCAAGTACAACGTCGAGATCCTCGACAGCGACTACCGTGACACCAAGACCGGAACTGGCTCCTATGTGATGGTGGAGTTCTCCGTGCTTGATCCTGAGTACGCAGGCAAGAAGGTTTGGTCCAACTACAACATCATCAATAGCAACCCTAAAGCGCAAGAGATTGGTGAGCAACAGTTCGCCAAGTTGTGCCTGGCCGCACTTGGCAAGCCGTCATGCGCAGACACAGATGAACTCATTGGGCGCCAGGTGGCGATTGGTGTGGGCTTTGAGAAAACCGACCCAAGCCGCAATCGTGTGAAGTGGAGTGAGCCAGTTCAGCAGACTACATCTGCCCCAGCTCGCTCTTCTGCTGCCCCTAGTGTAGCGATGAAAACAACACCTTGGGGAAAAGGCAATTAACGACTTGCCCCGTCTTTGTGCGGGGCGTCTTTTAGGTTGGCAACAAATGGAACAACGACTGATGTGCTCTGGGTGCCAGAGAGAGAGGCTCTTAAAAAACATGATCAAGGTGCAGCGCGGCCGCATCTGGCGATCGATCTGCAACATCTGCATGGAGAAGGCAAATGAATCAATGTTCGCAAGCCAAAGACGTACTCGTCCCGCACCAGCTGTTGGAC